CCAAAACAGCAAGCACGGCTTGATTTTGCTGGTTCAAGACCCAGAGCCAAACTTTAAGCCAGCACCCCTGCCAGTGCAGCCTGTGGCGTGGGGAGTGTTCGAGGGCAATCTGCACGACATGTACTTTACTGAAGAAGATGCGCAGGAACTGGCACGGCTGAAGGGAACTCACGCTGAAGTGCGGCCTCTCTACGCCGCACCACCCGTGCCAGTGCAGCCACAGCGCCAATGGGTAAGGCTGACGGATGAGGAGATTGAGAGAAGGCAAGAGGAGTTTGCGGAACTTGAGAACATACCTTTTAGTAAAAACGATTGGCTTTGGTTTTACACCAAAGCTATTGAAGCCAAACTCAAGGAGAAGAACACATGACTACATACAACTGCACTGGAATAGGCGGGCTTGGTGACCCAACAGCCCGTTACCCAGATGAGTACGCACACAAAACTTATGGCACGGCAAAGTTTCACATACCTGACGGGATGTACTCGATTGAAGAAATTGAGAAGCTGCTTGCTGACATGAAGGCGGCTGAGAAACAAACAGAGAAATCTTTAACGAGGGTAATCAAGCCGCTCAAGGAGAACACATGACCGGGTTCAAAAGTAAACAAGCCGCAGCGCAAGCAAAGCTAACCGAGGACGATGACATTCAAGACTACGTGCGTCCGTGGGTAGGTCTGACAAACGAGGAGTTGCTGGGATGCGCGGTGTTTAAACACTTTGACTATGACCCGCCCTACATCAACAAGGACGGTGTGAAGTTTGTAGCCAGCCATGAGGTATCGCTACGAGCAACCTACGAGAACATTAACAACAAACTCAAGGATAAGAACACATGACTGAAGAAGCGATTCAAAAAGCATGGGCTTTGCTGTCTATGCACAACACTGAGTTGATGCTGGAGAACGAGCGGCTAAAGAGACAGCTTATGCAGAAGAGCTTGTGGTACGCGCTCAAACGCGCCGTCAACATTTGGAGAGGAAAGGACTTATGACAGCCGCATATTTTGAAGATCACCCAACAGACCCTGACAAGGTTATCTTGCGTAAGCCTAAGCATGAAGACTACGTGCGCCCGTGGGTAGGGCTGACGGTTGATGAGCTAATTGATATTGAGCAAAAGTATGTGAGCCACGAAAGTTTAAGTCGTGCTATCGAGCGAGCCTTGAAGGAGAAGAACACATGACCCGAGCGCCAAACGGCAAGCCGATACTTAACGAGCCAGACGCTGAAGGGCTATACACCTGCCAGTACACGGGGCTGAGAGTGTCGCGTGAGGATGCTATCTTTTTGGGGGCATGTACACCACAGGTGAACGGTACATATGTGTGCCACTCAACCGCACTGCCAGCATTCCGAAAATCTAAGCGGATGTTTGACGAGAGCGAAGCCAACTGCAATACTTGTAAGCACCTTGTTCGTGTAAAGCACGAGCCGAGAAAAGACGGGCAATTGCAAGGGACATGCAAAAACAACACCGACTTGCTATTTCACCCTGATGATTTTATGGGGATGAATTGCTACGAACAAAGATTGGAGAAGAACACATGATTGCAAAAGTTCCGTTATGGGAATTCCCATATCGACAGCAAGTTCGTGACGGCAACCAGAGGTTGCACTTAACTAACTAGGAGAAAAAATGAACGAACAAAACAACGGCGGCCAAGCGTTTCCCTGTGACTTGACATGCTATGACCAAGAGGTTCGAAACGAAATGCGAGGCATGTCCCTGCGCGATTACTTTGCAGCAAAGGCGATGCAGTCTCACTTGACGGCTCAATGGGAAAAGTTCTACAGATTGCCGCACGACGACAGTGAGACAAATCCTTTTGAAGTGTTTGACACCACCGATATGACAGAAATGGCGTATGAAGTGGCCGATGCCATGCTGAAAGCGAGAGCAGCATGACTTACGAAGAATTTTTAACCTTTTTGCCGCGCAAGTGTATGTACGAAACTATCTACGAAGACAGCGATGGTCGAGACATTCTTGTGATTAAGATGCTTGATGCCTATGGCATGGTAAACAAAGCACAGCGCCAGTGGCGGGGACTTACCGATGAGGAGCGAGACAGCGTGCTTGACTCTGTTCCTGCAAACAATATGGGCGGCGAGTACTACAACGAAGAGATCACTGAAATCGCCAAGGCCATCGAAGCCAAACTTCAACTCAAAAACAAATGAAACAAGACTGGAAAAACCTAAAGCAAAAGAAGTGCGCCGTTTGTAAATTGAGTTTTACGCCGTGGATGCCGATGGCTCAAGTGTGTTCTCCTGCTTGCGCTATCTCGCTGGCCGTCTCCAAGCGTAGCAAGGCCGAGAAGTTAGCTGCTATCGAGGATCGCAAAGAGACAAAGGTAAGACTGGAACGTCTTAAAACACCGTCTCAGCATGAATCCGAATGCCGCGCTATCGTGCAGAAGATTGCCCGTATCCGTGATCGGTTCGACGGCTGTATCTCATGCCATATGCCAGCCAACTACGGCGGTATGTGGCACGGCTCACACTTCAGGCCAGCCGGGAATAACGCTGCTGTTCAATTCCATTTGTGGAATATCCATAAGGCTTGTGCCCAGTGCAACCTTCACAAGAGCGGCAATCTGTCAGCCTACCGTCCGCGCCTGATTGAGAAGATCGGTGCCGACAAAGTAGCTTGGCTGGAATCTCAAAACCAAATAGTCAAAACCAGTGTTCCTTACTTGATTCGTTTCAAGGCCATCATGGGAAAGAGACTGCGTAGACTTGAGAAGCAAATTGCTTTACACAACTAAAACCAGACAACTGAAAGCATAACCATGAACGACCCTTTCAAAATTGACTCGCCTACTTGCATCAGCTTTTCAGGCGGTAGAACAAGTGCCTATATGCTTTGGCGTGTGCTGCAAAGCAACGGCGGGTTGCCACCAGAGGCGGTGGTGTGCTTTGCAAACACTGGCAAGGAAGACGAAGCCACACTTCAATTTGTGCGTGATTGTTCAATGAATTGGAATGTGCCGATTGTGTGGATTGAGTATGAAGCAGCAAAGGAAACCGCAGACCGCTGGAGAGTCGTGGACTTTGACACAGCCAGCCGTGATGGTGAGCCGTTTGAAGCCTTGATACGCACAAGAAGAGTTTTACCTAATCCTGTTGCCCGGTTTTGTACCGTGGAGTTAAAGGTTCGCGCCATTCATCGATATTTGAAAAGTATCGGGTGGAAGGAATGGGATTCAATGCTTGGCATACGCGCCGATGAACAACGCAGGCTAGCCAAGATAGGCAATCAAGACTACGGCAAGCATGAAGAAAAGTGCGCCCCGCTTGGTCAAGTCGGCATAACAAAAGAAACCGTAGGAGAATTCTGGCGCGGACAGTCTTTTGATTTGGGTCTGCCAAACAATAACGGTGTGACGATGCACGGCAATTGTGATTTGTGCTTTTTAAAACCAACGGCTCAAGTTGCTAGCCTTGTGGCAGAAAAGCCAGAACGTGCGGTCTGGTGGGCAAAGATGGAGCGTCTGTCTATAGATCTTGGCCGCGCATCAGGTGACGGGAATGTGTTTAGGAAAGACCGTCCCAGCTACGCAGCTATGGCTCAGTTCACTGCCGACCAGCGCGATATGTTTGACCCAAAAGAAGAAGCCATTTCGTGCTTCTGTGGAGACTAAGGGTTTACCCGTAGTGTAACACCTGTTAATCTTAGGGTTTACCATTAAATTAAAGTTGTTGACCGCCTACTTTGGATGTGTTTATAATTACCCTGTTGCTGTCGGAGGCGACGAAGTTAGAGGCCGTTTACACATGCGTTCCGCTTTACCTAATGCCCTAGTAGTGAGAGGCATTAGTTAAGGCTCCGACCGGACGCAGTTGTAAACGGCTTTTTCGTTTCTCCCTCCAGCAACCGTACTCCGCACGTAGTAGCGCACTTGAATCGGTGGCTCGGAAGAAAAGACACGACAAACTCGACACCCCGGTTTGTCGTACCAGCCTGTTAGCGAGGGACTGGTGTAGTCATCGGGACAAAGGGTGGGATAACCAAGCTCGATGATGAATGAATCGCTACCTCCGGGGGACTGGGGTCAGGCACATGTCTGGTCTGGGTCAGGGTCTAATCCACCCCTTGGGGGAACTAGATGCGAAAAATGCAACAGTTGACTTGCCCGGAAGTCATGTGTTATATTGGATTTCCCAACAAACTATGGAAAAATGATGAAAAAA